AGTTTTCTTGCACTGCTAAACTAAAGATGTTATTTGGCAAATAAGGAGTGAGATATGCCGAAGAAAAGAGGCCCCGCGCCTATATCTGGCGCACAGATGGCCGAACAGAAAGATTTGTTCATAGAATTGGTGTCTGACGGCCTGTCAGCGCGTAAGGCGTGTTCTAGTGGCAAGTTGCCTACGTTTCCCACTATCAGCAAATGGCTGCGTGATGACGGCGAGTTCCGCGACAAGTATCGTGTTGCGATGGAACTGCGGGCGCAGAAGATTGATGATGATATTGACGACGCTATTGAGCAGATGAAGTACGGCGAATTGGATGCACAGCAAGCGCGTGTGGTCATCGACACCTACAAGTGGAGAGCCGCGAAGTTGTATCCGAAGTTGTACGGTGAAAACCAGAAGGTCGAGCATGAGCATAAGGTCGTCAGCTTTGTTGATGAGTTGAAGCTGGCGGCAGCGCAGATAGAGCAACAGCGACTAGCTGACAAGACCATTGAGGGCGAGGCTGAAGAGAAGTGAAAAAAACCGAAAACACTGATCTGCTCGTAAAGCTGCACAACGACCCGGTTCTATTCGTTGAGAGCATTTTGAAGGTGACACCCCAGCCGTGGCAAGCCGAAGCGTTGAGGGCGGTAGGCAACAATGACAAGGTTAGCATTGCATCGGGTCACGGTGTCGGTAAGACTGCCTTTCAAAGCTGGCTCGTGTTGTGGTGGCTGATAACGCATTATCCGTGCAAGGTTGCTGTTACGGCGAACACGGCGCACCAGTTGAGTGATGTGTTGTGGACTGAGATCGACAAATGGGCGCGTCAGTTGCCGGAAGGTTTCAAGCAGTTGCTAGAGTTTAAGAGCGACAAGATTAGCTTGAAAGGTGCGTCAGATAGCTTTGCCGTTGCAAGAACCAGCAGACGTGAGAACCCAGAAGCCCTACAAGGCTTTCACTCAGAGAATATGCTGTTTTTGTGCGAAGAGGCGTCAGGTATTCCCGATGTTGTCTTTCAGGTCGGTGAAGGCGCTATGTCTACCCCCGGCGCTAAGACGGTAATGTGCGGAAACCCCACACGTTCTGAGGGTTTTTTCTATGAGAGCCATCATAGCCAGCGTAAAAACTGGTTTACTATGACGGTAAGTTGCCACGATGCCACGACTGTTTCTGAGCAGTTCTTGGAAAATATGAAGGAAAAATACGGTGAAGATAGCAATGTTTACAGAGTTCGTGTCTTGGGTCAGTTCCCTACCCAGTCGGATGATGTCTTGTTACCGCTACATCTTGTGGAAGAAGCGACTAAGAGAGATGTCGAAGCGTCACCCACGGCACCTGTAGTTTGGGGCGTGGACGTTGCAAGATTCGGCGGTGATAGGAGTGCCATAGCCAAGCGTCAGGATAATGTGCTTCTGGAGCCGATTAAGACGTATCAGGGTCGTGATTTGATGGAGATGGCTGGTATTGTGCTGTCTGAGTTTGAGGCAACTACATATCGGTTGCGTCCTCAAAGCATATTTATTGATGCTATTGGCATTGGTGCTGGCTTGGCTGACAGGTTGCGCGAGTTGGATTTACCAGCCGTTGCAATTTCTGTGTCGGAGACTGCTAGTTTGAAGGAGCGGTTTAATCGGCTGAGAGATGAGTTGTTTTGGAACGCCCGTGAATGGTTTGAGGCAAGGGATTGCAACATCCCGAATGATGCGACTTTGATACAGGAGATCACTGGCATTAGGTATAAATATCTGTCTAATGGTAAGCTGAAGGTAGAAAGCAAAGATGAGATGAAACGTAGGGGCCAGCGTAGCCCGGATGTGGCTGATGCGTTTGTTTTGAGTTTTGCTGAAAGCGGTGCGATTGCAGGAGGCTACTCTAGAGGGTATAGTAGCAAGCGCAGTCTTAAACCAAACACAGGATGGGTAGTATGACTGACAATATTCTGAAGTTTCCGAAGCGCGGCTTAGAAATTGACGTTGAGGTTGAGTTGGAAGAAACTCAGGAAGAATATGAAGAGATGGTCGAGGCCATTGTGGTGATGATGGAAATGCACACTGCTGGACTTATTGTCACTTCTGACGCAAAATGGCAGCATGTGATGGACGCGGCTATGTCTGTAGCAGTTAATGCTGGCTTGAGAGCCGGGCTGTCTACGGAAGAGATTGAAGACACGTTTGAATCCGTGAAGGTGCAAGAGGTTAAATACGATGCCTAGAGATCCACGGCTAGAACGCGCTGGTGTATCTGGCTATAACAAGCCCAAACGCACCCCTAATCATCCTAAAAAGAGCCACGTTGTCGTGGCAAAATGCGAAGACGGTAGCGTTAAGACAATCAGGTTTGGTCAGCAAGGCGTTAGCGGTGCTGGCAAAAACCCTCGCACGATGGCTGAAAAAGCGAGGCGCAAGTCCTTCAAAGCAAGACATGCGAAAAATATTGCCAAAGGTAAATGTTCAGCGGCCTATTGGGCTAATAAGGTGAAATGGTAATGGCAAAAGGTGTAGCGCATTATCTTCGTGATGGTACAAAGTATGCTGGCGGTATGCACAAGATGCCTGACGGTTCTTTGCATAGCGGCTCAAGGCATACAGCAAATTCTGTTCGGCTGTACCATTTTGGTGAACTTTCAGAAACGGCCAAAAAGAAGGCCAGAAAGAGGACATAATGGGATACGGAAAGAAAAAAGGCAAAGGTTACGGTAAGTAATGGCTGGTAAATCAGTTCCAAAAAACCCCGCTCTGTGGAAAAAAGCCATAGCAGCAGCAAAGCGTAAGTTTGATGTTTACCCGTCAGCTTACGCTAATGCTTATGCGGCAAAGTGGTACAAAGAACGTGGCGGCAAGTGGGGCGGCTCAGACAATCGTGTGAGGAAAGCGTAATGGCTGCACAGGCGGGTTTAGGTAAATGGTTCGGCGAAAAATGGGTCGATGTAAAGACCGGGAAACCCTGTGGTCGCTCTAAAGGCGAGAAGCGTGGATACCCAGCCTGTAGACCCGCAAAGGTTGCTGGACGTATAAGCAAGAAAGAAGCTAGTAAGAAAACCGGGCCGAAGCGCGTTAGCTGGTCTGTGACTTCTAGTGGCAAGAAAAGGAATAAAGCATGAATATTTGTGACAATTGTCCTATGCCCCGGCGTTGTGAGCCAGCGGGTCGTTGCATAGTCTATAAAAATGGTGCAGAACCTGTTATATTACCAGAGCCGGAATCTGTTCCTGTTAAAACATCAACAGGCGTTGGTATGACATCACCGCTTCGCAAAGTTGGAAAAAAGAAGGCCGCAAAGAAATGACATACAAAAGTAAAAGCAATATGGCTATGCCTATGCCACGACCTACAGCTATTGAAAAATTTACTGGTCGCAGAACACCAGCCTCAATGCGCCCTATGACAGAAGGCCGCATAGAAGCAACAAAAAAGCGTATGGCTGCTCAAGAAAGAAAGGCAGCTAAAGATCGTCAAAATGTTATGACAGGAAGTTTTGCAAGCGACTGATGTACACACGAGTGATGATGCGGCCACGCACACAGCGTCGTAGGCCACTGCAATTAAGCAAGGAAGCCCAAGCGAAAGTGACGGCTTCCGTTTCAGCATCTGCGGTATTAGAAGCTGTTGAAAATGTTGGCTTTTCTGCCTGTAAAGGTTGTGTAGCTAAAAAGATGTGTAAGGCCAGCGGCACTTGCATGTATGGGCGTAAGAAGCCGAAGGAAAAGTAATATGCCAGATATGGATGATTACAAACTTAATAGCATTGTTTCTTCGGAAATTACCGATGCGCTGAACCACTTTGACAGTGAGTTTTCTCAAGAGCGTATCCGCGCTATGGACTTCTACCTTGGCGAGCCATTCGGCAACGAGGTAGAGGGTAGATCATCTGTAGTAAGCACAGAAGTCGCAGACACAGTTGAGGCTATTATGCCCAACCTAATGCGCGTCTTCACAGCCAATGACAAATATGTACGTTTTAGCGCTCGCACGGCAGAGGATATGGAACGTGCAGAGCAAGTCAGTGACTATGTAAATTACATAATCAACCACGACAATGAAGGCTATAAAATCCTGTATAACTGGTTCAAGGACGCCTTGTTGTTCCGTCTTGGTGTGGTCAAGTATTTCTATGAAGAGGAAGAAAATGTCACTGAGGAAGAATATAACGGGCTTGATGAAAACGAACTTGCCGTATTACTGGCTAACCCAGATGTTGAAGTGGTTGAGCAGCAAGAAACCGTTGTTAATTCGTATATGGAAGATGACGGAACGGTGGTGCCTCTTGAAAGTTCGTATGATCTGTCTGTGCGTGTTACGGAGCGTAAAGGCAAGATTAAGGTCATAAACGTACCGCCGGAAGAGTTTCTGGTTAATCGCCGTGCTACCAGCTTAGATGAGGCGTATTTCGTTGCCCACCGCACTACAATGACAGTGTCAGACTTGGTAGCTATGGGCTATGACCGCGAAGAGGTCGAGGCACATGCTGGCTTGTCGGATCTGGACGTTGATGAAGAACGCACAAATCGTTTCCAAGATTTAGAAGCTAATACAGGCACTGACGCGGCTGACCCGACATTGCGCGAGGTCGTGTACTACGAGTGCATTATGAAGGTTGATTATGACGGTGATGGCATTGCTGAACGCCGCCGTATCTGTGCTATCGGTGCTGAAGGCACACACATTCTGCATAACGAGCCATTCGATCATGTGCCGTTTGCTGTGGTATCGCCAGTATTAATGCCACACCGCCTGATTGGCCGCAGTATCTACGACATGACTGAAGACCTACAGGTCATCAAGTCAACACTGATGCGTCAGTATCTGGACAGTGTTTACACAAGTACACTGCCTCGTATGGTTGCTGTTGAAGGTCAGGTGAATCTAGATGATTTGCTTGAGGGTACTGCTGGCGGCATCATTCGCGCTCGTCAGCCCGGTATGGTGCAAGCCATTACAGGCACACCTGTAGGCGGCGAAGTACGGCCTTTGATGGATTATCTGGACAACATTAAAGAACAGCGTACAGGCATGAGCAAAGCCTCACAGGGCTTAGATGCAAATGCGTTGCAGTCAACGACCGCCAGCGCCATTAGTGCGACAGTTCGTGGCGCACAGGTAAAGCTGGAAAGCTATGCGCGTACAATGGCTGAGACAGGCGTAAAATCGCTATTTAAAGGCATTTTGCACTTGGTCACAAAGTACGACAACAAGCCACGCATTGTGCGTTTGCGTAATAACTTTGTGCCGATTGACCCGCGTGAGTGGACAAGTGAGTACGATGTCGTGGTACAGGTAGGGCTTGGAACGGCTGATGATGAGCAGAAGATTGCGTTCCTGACACAGATTGCTGCAAAGCAAGAGCAGATATTGATGCAGTTAGGGCCAAGCAATCCTGTTGTGACTATGGCTCAGT